CTGTTCCCTCACCGTGTGCGTTACCAATTACGGTTAAAACACTTCCAACAGCAAAATCAATACCATTTGCGTCATAAGAATTAAGAACTTTAATCTTAATTTTTTTATCGCCTGATTCGTTTGCTGTTCCATCGCCATCAGCATCATTAGTCCATACAGTAATAACACCCTGTCCTAATACAGCTCCTGAAGTTGCAATATCAACTTCTAAGCCTTCCCAGTGAGCGCCTTCACCTCCTACATTAGAAGATGCTGAATATGCTAAATATCCAGATTCTGTGCCTACTGCAACATCAGCTTCTGCTGTACCGCATGTTATTGTTTGGTTTACCCAAGGATTTCTGTGTTCAAACATTTTGAAAGTAGGGTCGCTCATGCCAGTGATTGTGTTTTGATTAGCAATCACAGTGGTAAAAGGCGTTACATCAGTCCAAAGTTCCTTGACAACATTTGGCTTGATATAGAAATCCCTTCTATCGGTGTATAGTACACCACTACCGCCAAGATTCTTAGCGCCAGTATTTACACTTGCTACGTTTGCCATAGTAAGTTTTCCTTTATCGTTTGTTCGCCATCAAGCCCATATTAAACAAATCTTCATCTGAATACTCAGGTTCTGCTTGACCAGAAGCAATGCCTGCTGGTGCTGGAACCTTTGCCATCTCAGAACGACTTGCCATAGATTGAGCTTTCTGTCGTGTTGCCACTTCTTGCTGTGACGGAGCAGAGCGCATCTTATCCAGATTAACTAAGTTATCTAGAGTAATAGACTCTGGAGACGAATAATACCGAACAAAGTCCTGAGCTTTATCTGGCGTATAGCCATAATCATTAACAAGCTGACTTAACATAGCATTTTTATTTTGCTCTGCTTGATACTGTGCTTGTCTCTGAGCAATCTCAGCTTCTTTGGCTTTCAGTTGTTCCATAGCTACAATTTCACGCTGTTCTTGATAGTCAATCATACTATCACGAAAGTCTTCCATTGAAACTCTGTATTTATACGAATCACTGTCTGCATCCATAACTGCCTCAGTGGCATCATAGTTAGTCGGTTTGGTCGGACGGATTGGTTTCTGTGGTAATTCCATCGATTTCTCTTGCGAGGGAACCGTTGGGGTATCACCAGAAAGTGAAGATGCGACATTTTTTAAAACATCTGGATTTGATTGTATATACTCCGCAATTGGAGCAATATTTTCAAATTCATTTAGTTTTTTACTCATTTCGTCAAACTCACTTGCCTTTTGGTCGTACCTTGACTGCCAATACTGATAACGCTGTTCATCAGTGTTACCTTCAGTATTCTCTGGCGTCTGAACTTGTTCTGTTGGTTCAAGTTCTGTAGCGGGTTCGCTTACGTCATTTGTTTCAGCACCATCGTCCCACATGAGGTTATCCTCTGGGATAGACGGGTCTTCAACAGCAATGACTTCTTGCTCTTCAATCATTGTATATCCTTTCTCCTATTCGTCATGAGACGGCAACAGGATTTTGTTGGTTAGCTTCGATTTCCCTAGTTTCTTCTTTAACCCTGTTTAATTCATCACCCAATCTCATCTCAAACATATTTGATGCTTGTTCTGTACGATTAGCTGACTTATTTAACTTGGTCTTGAATTTTTCTACCTCCACACGCTTTCTATCATTTGTGGATTCTCTTTGAGCTGTTTGTAGGTCTCCCTCCAGCTCTTTAATTTTTTCTTCTTGCTCTTGAACTTGAGCTTGTAATTGTTGCAACATACTGGTTCTTCTAAGAACACCTTCTGTGTCAGCAACTTCTGTTTGTTCTAGAACTTCTTGTTGGTCTATGATGCCTTTTTCATAAAGACTCATGTAATAATCAAATCTTGCCCATCTATTAGAAGGAAGAGTTCCCCCACTGACTACAATCAAGTCATATTGTCCAATAGTTACATCATTAGTTCTTCCTATTATTTCGTTTGTTAGGTCATCATAGATAGGGCTATTAATGGTAGTTTCTCTTTCAGTACCATCAGGTTTCATGACCCGTATAATTTTTTCATCTGTATATGTTTGCTGAATAAGACTTACAATAACTTTACCCATTTGATTTAAAGATGCTTCTATATCATCTAACTTGGATTTAATTCTTCTTTGAGAATATTCATCAATAGCTACTGTACCTTTATATGTGCTTGGAGCAGATGAAGGGTCTCCATGCTGTAATGGGTGAATGCCAAGAATATGATAAATGCTTTGTTTTGCATCTTCTCTGTTTTTATATAATTCGTTTGGCAGAGGTACTGGCCCAGCAACGACAGGCTGTCCTAATTCTGGGTCAAACTCAATAACTCCAGTACCAGCTCGAGACCATTCTTCTTCAAGCTGTTTTCTATTCATTGAGCCTCTTGGTATAAGTAACTTTGTATTTGTAGATGAAGATGCATGAGCAATAATAAGTGAAGTAATCTTATTGATATACTCTTGAATAGGTTTAATAAACCGTACATCGCTCATTGGATAAGGATTTCGATTATGCCTGTTCATTATAGTAACAATCGGATAATCTTCAATATCCATGATATGCATAGCCACCAGCACTCTACCGATTGACAAAACCCTTTTGATTCTATCTACTAATACATTATTGCAAACGAGTATTCCCTCTGCCAACAATTCTTCGTATGAAATTGGAGCAAGTTTTGTTTCACTACCTGGAATAGCTTCTTCATGTTCAGGGCCAGCCATCATTTTAGGTTGCCCTGTTTGCATATCCATCATCATGTGAAACGTACCACCAGTTTGTGCATATACTTGCAATAACTCTTGAACTTCATACTTACCCGTAACAAATGATACTTGTCCTTGGGTTTCTACAACCATTGCTGGTTGTTTTAAGAATTCTTGGTAATCTTCATCACTATGGATGTATTCTTGTCCGTTTGTTGTATCTAGACAATGCCAAAAAGGTAATTTTACTTTTTCATATCTATCTATTATCTCATATGTCCTCACATTAGTTACATCATCAGTAATTGGGCCAACTTGTTGGTCTTCATTACCCTCTCTACTTGAGCCAGGATACCTTTCATTACTCGTCTGTGTCATCTGAGATAAAAGAGTTCCTTTGTTTTTTCCCACTTCTTTTGTAATTGACGGATACATTGTTTTAATTTGGTCTTCCGTAAATAATCTTGCAACAATCATATTGCTAGCATCTTTGCAAAAAGGGTCTCTTGTTGAGGGGTCTATATATAAATCTAACGGGTCAATGCTTTTTAAACAAACTTCACCACGACCAAAGTCTTTCATTGGGTCTACGTAAGCTTGCATTGCTCCCATTCCCTTTACATAGTAATCATCTATACATTGTTTTAATTCTGAGCTTCCATTAGAGGTGTCCCAGATATAAGACATTAAATCAGAAAAAATTCTACCAATCTTTGTATCGCTATCATCACGACCTGTGGATTGAAATTTAGGTTTATTTGCAGTAAGTAGGGCCTTAGCTTGTTCAACAGCAGGATGAATAACATTATCTACTATTGGAGACTGCGCTCTATCTTTAAGTATATCTTGTTGTTTTTTTGTCCACTGGGAATTATTTCGGAACTCGTCATCTTCAACTGCTTGTTTAGCCCACGATTGACGATGTTCTTGATAATCATCCAGTAGCTCTTCTGATTTTTGTACTTCTGGGTGTAAAGGTGCTGGCATTCTGGAGGCGAAATTCCAAAACAACTATAGGGAACATCTACGGTTTTATGCAATTAACCAGTCTTTTGCTCTATTTATAACGCTTTTCTTTAAAGCATGTGCCTCTACTACTTCGTGATGTGGTTCATATGAGTTTTTATTTGCATAATATAGTCCATCTAATAAATCATCATGTTTTCCACGAGGAAACAAAGATAGCTCATCTTTCAAATCTTGCATAGTATCTAATATATGTACTTTGCCCCTAGAAAATATAGGCTGTAGACTTTCAAGTCTTCTCGATTTACTGTTACGAGGATTTTCCTTAATATTTAAGCCAGGAATGAAAATATTCTCTTCTTCACTTCTTTTGATGACATATTCTCTTAACATTTCCTGATACCCAACACTTTCTATTCGAGTACGCTCAGAACGGTATTTTTTATAGTTTTTTACTATTGCCTCTGCTAAATTTAAAGGAGTAGCCCTTTCTCTGTAATAAGGCAAGGCATAGCGATTGCCATCTTTATCCACTGCTATATTAAATATTACAGAGTAATCAGCAGTTTGTTTCGTACTAGACGCAGGGTCTACTCCCGTAAATATATTAACTGGAACTTCTTTTACTTGTGGGAAAGTTAAATCTAATACAGCATTACCTTCCGCATCGTGCCTTATTTCTCCTTTGTAATATTGCAAGTCTTCTAGTTTAAACAACTGGTCTTCATCGCCTACAATCTCACACATGTATTCTCTATAAAATACAGAAAGTCTATTAATTGAATCCAGTTCGTCTTTTTTCTGTTTTAATTTTTTAATTGACCACCAATCCTCCCATAATGCATAACCCTTATCAAAATCAGGCTTATAAGTAAGATTGAGCCAACCTTTCATTTCTTTCAGTGTTTCCACTAAACACCGCTGATGTTGGGGAGTGCCAATAATGATGATTCTTCCCTTTCGAGGGTCTAGTGATGGAACTGCTGATTGTAGCAACCAACGCAGATTAGATTCCATTGCTTCGGCTGTTTTGGTGTTATTTTCATCTTCTGGGTCGTCAACAATAATTAAGCTAGGGCGTTGGTTCCCGATTTTTATTCCTCTTAGCTGTTGACCCGTTCCCTTGCATATTATTACTGAACCATCTTTTAATTCTATTTCAGACTTTGCCCAGCTTTTTGCTGAATGCTGACCCCAATAACCAAACATCTCTCTACATTGGTCACTATAATCAAGTGTATCTTTTATCAAGCCCAGCAATTTTACTGCGTGGTCTTGCGTTCTAGATACCAGAACTATTAATTTTTTACCTTCTCCGAAAAATAAATGATGCATTGGCAAAACACCACCAACAATAGAGCTTTTTGCATGCCCACGTGGCGCAACGATATTTATTTGCTTATTGTCTGCATTCATAATATGCTTTGCTAAATCATAATGAAAATCAGGAGATTTAGCTGAAAACATATTGGGAATACATACTTTTCCAAAAAGCATCATATCCTCCTTAAGTTTTAGGAGTATTTGCTTTTTTTTAATATCATCCACTAGTAATCAGTCCCAATTAGCCTATGAATATCATCTTCATATGCGTTTAAGCCCATATCTGAAGCCACATCTATAAAAACAGCACTAAATGATTCTAGTTTTTTTATTTCTTCTTCACTTGTAGCCTCTACTACAAAATGCTTTGTGACAAACTTAGGATTTTCCATCTTTTTTGCTCTCTATCTTTAATTGACGAGTTTCTTCTGTAGCTATCTCATCAAGTATCTTTTTTGATACATCAATCTGTAATGTATCGGTTTGTTGTGTTTTTGAAGGCAACATATCCATTATTTTAATATATTGCTCTGCCCCTCTTAGCATATTGCTAGGGTCATTATTTGTTCTAGCTATTGTAATCGCTTCTGCAATCACATCAAGGACATCCCCCTGATTTAAGTCCCTATCGTCTAGATATTCTTGTATTTTTTCATCTACCATGCTTGATATCCTTTTTTGCTTAAATAATCTTTTGGCAGTTACGGCTGGTTTTGCTTGGTCTGGGCGATAAGCCCTCCCTACAGCGTCCCAATCGATTTTTCCAGTGCCAAGCATCATATTAACATATAGTTTTACAGCGTTTTTTGTGCGCTGTAAGCTTGCTTCACGTTCAATCCAGGGTCTAGTCCCAGTTTGGGAATATTCGCCTGTATCTCTATGAGGTTCGTACAATAACTTAGCATTATCATTAATCCACATCCTACCATATGGTACTACTACCTGATATGCTTTCTTATATTTAGCTCTTTTTAGACATTCTGCTACATATCCATCGTCTGAAAGCGCTAATTGACCCGTTTTTGCCTTTTTCCAGTGAACATAGGACATTTTTTTCTCTTTTGCCTCTTGTTCCGTCATAATCGGGTAAGTAACCTCTTTCCAGTCGTTAATTTTTAATTTTCTTGATAGGAAGTCCATGTATTTTCTTCGGTAATTTGTATTTATCCATTATTTCTTGAGACACATCTAACTTATCCATACACTCATTTAAGAATTTTTTTAGATAGTCAGCACCTTGAAAGCGGGGCTTAGGGTAAATAACCTCCTCATTCTTACAAAATGTAACTAAAACCCAAGCAAGCTCCTCAAATGTGATTTGGTGCCCATTCACAAAGACAATTCTGTCTTGTTCGTGCTTTTTTCCCTGAGCCAATTCTATCATATAACAGTATATATAATATAATAAGCTGTTCTCTCTACTGTAATGTACATACTGTATGTATATATACTGTTAAAAAACAACTTAACTACAGGGAATGTCAAGAACTTTTTCAATTATTCTTACTTTTTTTTAATATATTGTCAATAAAGCTCATTCCGTCCTCTATAATAGCTCGTTTTGTCTCTTCAATTTGCGCTTCTGCCATTGAATACTCTAAAACGTAGTATAAATCGTCAATATCTGAATCTGTTGCTTCAACTTGTTCAAATATGTTCTTTTCAGCATTCCACTTTTCAATTTTCATGCTGTAAAAATACCTAATGGCAATAGGGTAACACTACTTTTAAAAAAAAATTTGAAAAAATTGTTTTAGAATGAGTGAGCGTAATATACAGTATATCTACCCCCCAACGTTTGATGCATGGGGGTAGACTTTTTCGTTGAGAATTATTACCGTTCATATTCTATTCTCAACGAAGATGTCTCCCCAGCCTGCATCAAAAGTTGGCCCCTGTACTTTGTAGCTCAACATGCTGTTGAGTGTTTAATCTTTAATTAAAGGGAGGTCAAAATGACAATCGATTTTAAATCTAAAGGTAACAGTATTGGTAAGGTTAATTCTACAATATCTAAAGAACTGATTTCTAATAGTCTTCAGTTTTGGGCAGATACTTGTGATGCAATCTTTGTATCAACTTCTGATAAGGGTGACAATGTTCAGAAAGCTAAAGAAAAGCTTATGAAGATTGCTCAATCTCAGAAGTTTGAACAGACTGAACCAACTGAAGTTCCATCTAAATTTGATGGTAATCGTGTGTTTGTTATGAACCGAGTTCCATTGGAATCAGTTGATGATAACAGTGATTATGCGATGGAACTATTATTGGGTAACTGATGCTGGGTGTGAAAGGGTTTGTGTATGCAAGCCCTTTTAAATCCGTGCATAAAAACGAATGCTGTAATAAAAACCAACCTATAGGAGTCTAGGATGTCTGTAGTTTTAAATACTGCCAGATATTGGTTAATTGAGTCAGGTTTCGGTACTTTTGTTGAAATAAGTAGAGAGGAGTTTCCTACTCTCATTTCAGCATTAGCTGAGGCTAGACGTCAACTAATTGATGGTTAGTTTGGTAAATGAATTGGATTCGGAGTGTAACGAGCTTGGCAACAGAAATGCGTTATTCCTTAAATTTTAATACTAAATGTAAAAGTGAGCAAGTTCTGGATGCATTTAGTTTTTAATTTCAACGATACCAAAATGATAGATTGATTTTGCTGTGGTCTGAAAAAAAGCGTCCGCTGATTTGTATTCCTAGGATGCATTTAGAGCCACGCTAAGTAAGAACTGTGCAAAATCTCTAATTTAATTTCAAGTACTCGAGTGACTGGTTAAAATATCATTTTGGATTCGTTGAATAAGTAGTGTGAGTAATGTGCATCCAGCTGGTGCGACCTAATATAATCGGTCTCCATGTGGAAAAGACGGTGATTCTTATTCATTATGGGTAAAGCATAAAACACTACTTTAAAATTTATATAAATAGGTTGTGTTGTGACTATTTATTGATACAGGGGGAGCGGGTGCTTGAGAACTGATTCATTCTTGCTAAGCGCTTAGTATCGGGTCTTTTCTAAGTCAGAAAGGCTCGTCTAGTGCCTGCTCCCTGAATTTATATTTATGAAGATGAAAAAAATGAATATAATGTTATATATAGGTGTATGTGTGTTTTCTCACTTTTGTGACTATAGACTGTTAACCTTTCCGCTCGAGGATAAATGGACAGTAAACTCAAAAGTGTAAAATATCGCAGGGAATGCTGGTTGCAATATTGGGCTCATATCCCGATTCTGGTAGGTTCGATTCCTACCCCTGCTACTATAATAAGATTGCACTTGATATGTGTAACTACTAAGATATAGTGAGTTTGACAAGCTAAACTAACCTTTAGTAACTTCCAAATTTATGCTATCGTCACTAATATAATGGCGTGCATAAAAACGATAACAGTTGTTGTGACTGTAGTGTTTTCAAGCGGTCTCCTAAAGAGATGTGATGGACACAAGGAGTGTTGACCTGTCGTTTTGGTCGGAATAATTTATATTACTCATTACCGAAGATGGAGAAGTCCTATGTATCGGAGAACTTAATAATTCATTTTAACTGTTTAGCTAGCAGTTATTATGAATGTTCTACGCAATGTTAAGTGTGTGCTAAAGACATCATTGTTATATCTAAATCGTAACTGTTATATCTAACCAACGGGGACAGGTGCAATCTTTAAATTATTATGGAGGAAAGTAAAATGTTTAAATACACAAAGCATTATGAAATGTTTTTACCAGTACATAATATATCTATAAATATATTTAATAGATTTTATATAATCTCTTTTACTATTAAATACCCTTCTTATGATTTTGAAATATGGGATTTAAATAAAATGAAGAGACTTCATGAAAAAGCTTGGTTTTCTAATAGATTTGATAATTATTTAGAAAATTTAAAAAAGGAGTCAAATAATGACTAAATACTTAATGTATGACGAAGAAGTAATTTCAATACTTAAAAAAATAGCAGTAATGATACCAGATGTAAAAACAAGATTTGACCATGTCAGAGGAGATGTGGAGAATAAAGAAATAATGGTAGATGCTTTATTTAGAGCAATTGAAATTATTGAAGATAAAGACTTTAAATAAGTCTTTTTAAAAAAGGTCATTGCCAAAAACAAATACAAACATAAAGGCAATGCCAATATAACAATAAAAAAGGAGGACTAAATGTCTATGTTAAATGAAATAACAAAAGAAATGTTTGAAGAATATAAAATAGTACAAGAGTCTGGGGATTTTAATATGTTAGACCCCGAGGCTAGGGCAGGCACATCTTTAGATAGAAGACAGTGGTATGCAATTATCAGTAATTATGAAGAATTAAGTAAAAAATATTCATAAGGAGGATAAAATGAAAATTCAACAAGGAGATGTTGTTTTAGTAAAAATAACTAAAGAAGAATTTGAAAAACAATTTGATGATGATAATAGATGGAATAAATTAAAAAAAGAATCCCATACTAATAAAGATGATAAATGCATTCTTGCTTTAGGAGAGCATACTGGTCATCATCATCGATTTGAAAAAAATAAAATGAATGGGTTTAGAGCTATTGCTTGGAATAGAGAGCATGGACAGGTTAATGAACCTATATTTGTAGTTATAAAAGAAAATACTCTTGAACTACAAGGTGATTTTCCTAAACTATATCATGAAGAGCATAATCCTGTAGAAGTACCGCCTGGATATTATAAAAAGGAAATTGTTCGTGAATTTGACCATTTATTAAGAGATACTAGAAGGGTGGTGGATTAATGAATCATTTACTTAGAAATTGGCATATGCAAAATAGTCATGTAGATAAAACTCTTTCAGTTAGATTTAATCATTTTAAAGATTTGCCTGTTGGAGCATCTAGTACAGATACTGTTAATTGGACAAATCAAATTTCTTGGATTAAATTATCTAAAACTAAAATTGGTATTTATATTAATGGTTCTGGATTCTTTGAATATCCATGTGGTGTACTTGAAAAAGATAAAATAACTATTTATGATAGGTCTTTATTATCTCAGTCAACTGTGGCTTTAGGTAAAGAATTTCATAGAAATGTAAAATATTCTCTTAGATGGAGTGAATGGAAAGATGGAGATGATTCAGAAAAACCAAAAAGTGTTCCTGGTCAAGGATGGATTGCTTGTAAAAATCATAAAAAAGAAGTTCCTGTTGGAATACAATCAAGATGGTTACCTGTTGATGGTTCTCGACCTGAGATAGTTCCTTTAGTTATTGATTATGATTATAATCTAGTTAAAGTTAGTCTTTCTAAAGAAGTTAAAGCCTTTGCTAAGGAATGGCTTGAAATTAAAAGAGAAAGAAGAAATAGGAATGCTAGAGCAAGATACCATAATAAAAAAGCTATGGAAAGAGTGCAAAATGGCATTTTTGAAATAGATGACGTATTTCTATTGCAAAATGTCTCTGTAAGAAGAGAAGTTATTGAACACTTTGGCATTGATAGCATTTTATCTACTCTTGAATGGAAAGAACTCGATGAAGATATTATCGGTGGACGTCCATATCAATTAGTAGAGGTTCAAATACCTGATAATAATAGTAGGACAGGTTATAGAATAGGTACTTATTTAAGAATGAAAAATCCATCTACTGGAGAAACTCATTTTGAAGGAGTGCCTAATCCTTTAACACAGTCTCCTGATAGCAATAGACCTATAACAGCTTGGCAATTAGCTGGTAATTTAAAAGAACCAACTGTTAAATGTGCTTTGGCTTGGAGAGATAATGACCCTAATCAAAATTATGAAGTGCCAATAGCATTAACATGATAACGGAAAGAGATGTTATTATGGATAATATCTATAACAGTATTCAATTAGGTGATTGGCTTGAAGAAATTGAAGATAATGAAGTAAAGCGTAAAGATGTCATCCACTATATGATGGAAGATTTCAGTCTAGACAGACCAACTGCTGAACAATTATTGGAAATGTACTATATGGCTAATCAGAACTTAGAACCTATTTGGAAATAAACTTGTGCCTCTCGAAACAAATCCCTACACTATTCAACGCATTTTGCCTTCTTGTATTGGACTCCCAGTAGGTAGATAAGTAGAGAGGCATAACTTTAGGAGATTAAATATGGATGACTCGAGACGGGAAGAAAATAGTCTTTTTGAAGTACCTTGGTATTTAAAAGGTCAAAAATATGATGGAGAACGAAAAAACCATACTAAAATAAAAGTCAAATTTTGCAAAATATGTAAAATGGCTTGGGAATTTGATAAATATTCAACTGAAAAAGTGTTGAAATATGAAGATTTTCCTAAATATGGCATTGAAAAAAAGGTATGTAAAGACTGTTGTTAATAAGTGGGGGAAGTAATTCCCCTGCTTTATAATATAAATTAATATATAAAGATTGACATTAATGCGCTTATATATTAAATTAAGGATAAGAATATGGACATAAAACAAGAAACATTAAATAAAATGTATAAAATATCGTATGCTAATATATCTAGCAATACCGATAAGTTAAGAGCATTAATTAAAGGTGATTATTATGCTCAGGAAATTATTAAAATAAGAAATATGAGCAAATATAAGCTTGTTGATTTTATTAATAATTTAAAAAGTAAAAAGTCTGTTAAACTCGGATATAAAATTGCCCGCTCGAGTTCTTCAAGAATATATAGAGAGTTGGATATAAAAATTCAACAAGACATAGAACTTATTAATTACGCCCGTAATAGGTTATATGCAAAATTCTAAGAAGAACTATTATGTGGCCCCCTCGCCTCCTACCTCTTTAATTTCCTTTCAAGGTAAGGATGATAGTAACATAGCAAATTGTCATAATAGAGAACATTTTATTGGGTATGTTCTCAGAGGGGGTCACTATGAATAAGAAAATAATAGAAAAAATACAAGAAAGGTTAGAAATTGGTAAAAAAAGCTATAATGATGAGCTTGATATAAATGATGGCAGAGACTGGTTGCAAGAATCTATTGAAGAAGCTCTTGATAATATAGTTTATTTATCTGCATTTTTATTACAAATACAGGAGAAATTAAATAATGAAAATAAATCAAACAAAAATAAGAAAAGCATTTAGCGAAGAAGGAATACAGATAGGTGTTGGTACCATGGACATGATAAATCGTGAAATTTTAGAATCTGTACGAAGAATGGCAAAAAGATGTAAAGAGGGTAATCTTAAAAGATTAACTCCAGAATTGTTTTATGTTGCTTTGGGAAAATTTAACAATGGTAATTCCTAAATCTATGTCTGATAAGCAAGTAGATATTTTAGCAGACGATTTTGTTTCTTTTTTATATTGGTTAGTAGATGAACATTATATAAGTGACAACTCTAGAGCTGTTGGTTATGTAATTGAAAAGCCCTGGAAATATCAAAAAGAATATGAGGTGTTTAAAGATGAGCAATATGAACAATAAAATATATACAAATATTGCAAGTGATAGGTTTAAAAAACTTATTAAACTATTAAGTCAAATTGAAAATACTGATAGACAAAGAATGTCAGTTAGTAGTCAGAATTGGCTTGATGATATATGGAAGCTATTAGAGCAACCAACTTATGATGAGATGCAATCTCATATTAATAAAAAAAATGAAGAGGAAGAAGAATGAGTCACATGATTGAAAGCATGTTCTATGTTGGGGATAAACCTTGGCATGGACTTGGAACTCCTTTAAAAGACCCTCCTACTATTGGAGAGGCTTTGGACTTAGCTGGTTTAAACTGGAAAGTCACAAAAAAACCTACATATTATCGCAGAAGTCTTGGTATAGAAGGCTTAAGTGAGACTGGTCACTTTGTAACTGTTAGAGATAACAATGAAGTGCTTGGTAATGTTGGTAGTAAATATGAAATACTACAAAACGTAGATGCTTTTGCACCATTTAATGTAATAAAAGATTATGGCTATACGTTAGAAACTGCTGGTTCTATTGATGGCGGTAAGCGAGTCTGGATACTTGCTAAAACCCCTGATGACTATCTTGTTGGAGACGATAAGATTTTAGATTATGTATTATTATATACTAGTCACGATGGAAGTTCTGGTAGTTGTTTTAGAGATGTCTTTATACGTGTTGTTTGCCAGAATACACTGTCAGCGTCACTTTCTGGTAATAAAACATTTGAATACAAACTAAGACATACTAGTAGTATTAAAAATAGAGTTGATGATTTGGTGAGCAAATTGCATACCCGTCAAGGAAATATAAGCCAAGCTGTTGATTCTATGAATTCTTTTCTTGATATACCAATGAATGATAAAGACCTTGATATTTATTTAGATGCGGTAATGCCATTTCTAGGTAATAGACACAAGGAATCAAATAAAGAACTTGGAATATTAACAAGAAATAAAGCTTTGCCAGTTTATAATGCCATTAAAGAGGCTTTTTACAATGGTAAAGGAAATAAAGGTGAGACTTTATGGGATGCTTATAACGCAGTTACTGAGTATCATGACCATATTAAATCTCATAAACAAGATTGGGTAAAAGCTACTCAATTTGGAGCATCTGCTAAATACAAGAAACAAGCTTTCTTTGTTGCTAGCCAGATAGTTAAAAAACATAAGAAAACTATGATTGGAGGAGTATCTTGATAGAAGAAATTCAAGTACCTCATCCTTATCAGTTAAGTAATGAAGATTATGAGGCTGAAAAGGAAACATTAAATACTGGTTATTCTGCTGATTATTTATCTTGGTCTGTTTGTTGGGATAAGCTAAAACAGCTTTATCCTACTGCTGTACATGAAAAAGTAGTATATAATTACGATGGAAAGCCAATCTTTGGGATTATGATGCCAGATGGCACTATGGAAGTTCATTGTAGAATAACATATGAAACGCCTGATGGTAATACATATACTCATAATGAATATTTAGCCGTTAGAGATAAGCGAAATCAAGCATTGAGCAATCCTAATTCTGCACAAGTAGAAAATACTTATCGTAGAGCTTTGGCTAAAGGAGTTTCAACATTAACTGGCTATGGTATTAGCTTGTGGATGAACGAAGACCTCCGTGAGATTATGAGAACAGAAACTCGTATGGATGGCAAACAGCCTCAAGAAGGTGAAATAACAGTTGACCAAAATGTAAAGCTTGATAAGCTTATGAGAGACCCCAAGACGACACCTGCTGATAAGGAACGTATTAAGGTCTTAAAGGAAAATGACTGGAAAGTAGATGGACATATTATAACTGAAATTATAGCAGAGACTCTTATAAAAGATGTTGAAGCTGGAAGACAGAATAATATGAAAGCTACGAAAAAGCAAGTTAATGATTTAATAGAAAAGATTAAAAGCGATGATAATGGGTTAACAGACGATATTCGTGGAAAAGCTATTAAATACTTAACTGATAAATCAAGAACAAAAGGCGAACTTACAGCCTTAACTGTCAAATTAAGTCTAAAGGAGGACTAAATGTCATTTACATTAGATAGGCCTGTTAATTCACAGGGAAAAAGCGATTGGCCTAAAGGTGTTTTTATTGACCGTATTAAAATAACAGAAGTGGTTAATAAAGAAAGCTCCTGGAATGATTGCAATATACAAGTTACAGGAGAAGATGTTTCTGGTAAAAGCAAATATCCTAAGAAATTCTTTTTAGGTGGTAAACACAAAAAGGACGGAGATAAATTCGTTAATTGGGGTACTACCAAAAATGGAGTTAAAGGTGGAAGCTGGAAAGTAAGGGATTTTCTAATAGATTCTGGGGTTGAAAAAAGTTCAAATATGATTGAAACAGATGGAAGCCTTACGCAAGAAGTAATTGACGATTTAATTGGTCGTGAAGTATATATATTGCAATATGAATCTAATGGAAAATATAGTCGTGAAACTTGGTTCTATTTTGCACCAGTTCATGGAGACAATCCTGTTAAGTACTTGCTAGACAAGTGGAATGGTTTTGATGATAAGCCTGATAAATATCTTCATTCTAATAAAACAGAAATTCAGAATAAAAAGCTTAATACTATGTGGGAAAACCTCCCAGATAATAAAGCCAATTCTGAACTTGATGATATATTAAGTTAATGGCTTTTGATTTTAGCAAAGTGCTAAGTCGAACTAATGGTACCAAGAGGCGTGGCAATACTGTCATGCTTCTTGAGTTCCTTAAGAAAAATAGGGGACAAACTATTGGAAATCACGTTATTCAAACAAATGCTGTTACGTATTTAAATAATATGTATGGAAAAACAGTTTCTCCAGATACCTTAAGTAGACTTTGGAGGAGCTTAAGAGAAGAATATAGTGATGATAAAAACAATTCTACTTTACATCGAAATGGTATAAGTGTAGTAGAAACAAAGGTTAACGGTTCAGTTCAAAAACATTATCAAATAGGATTTTCAGATGGCAATGGAAGATATTAGCGATATAGCTCAATGGGAGCATGTTGATATTGATTATCCAGCTATTTGTGGACAATGTGAAGAAGTATGTGAAGGAAATTCTATGGAAATTGATGGGATAGGTACATACTGTGCTTATGATGACGATGGTTCAGTTTATGGTTGTTATTATGATGTTATGGAGGAAATCAATGAAGAAGTTTAGAATACACGCACAAATGGGTAGTGACCTATATTGCGATGTTATGGCTATATCTGTAGAAGATGTTCAATTTCAACTTGAAAATGGTATGATAGATGGTGGTTGTTTTACAGAAGATGAAAATTCAGGTTGGTGGGAATATGGTGCTATAGATGAACTCTGATATACGTATGGTAGAAGTGGCAACAGGACATGTGTCCAATAGACATCAAGCTGTTCTTCTTGAAAATTTAAATGATTATATATTTAAAAAAGAAGATAGAACGGAAACATACCATAGTTGGTATTTATTTGATGAGCAATTAGGTCAGCATATTAAAGCTACTGGGTCTATTCAAGGATTTAATGGAGTTTACTATATAAATAAAATTATTCTTGATTTTGACAAAAAGAATCTCACTGATGATGGATTGCTGGGTGCGGTTAGATTCCTTGTTAATACAGAAATGATAGATGATTTATCAATTGATGAAGACCATATTTTAATATGGTATAGTGGAACTGGTTTCCATATTGAAATTCCAGATTTATTTGGCTTTACCCCTTCCACAACCCTTCCTTCGACTGTTAAAGAAACTTTAACTTCTTTATTCCCAGAATGTGATTCTATTTATGATGGCGCTCGTATTATTCGTGCAAATTATTCATATAATCAAAAACTAGGTAATTTTAAAGTTCCCTTTAATGTTGAAATGCTAAATAAATTTTCTATAGAAGAAATCAAAGAATCTTCTGCTAACTGCTCTAGTGATGAAATACGAGAAAAGGTTGATGTTATATATAAATTATGGTCTAATATAGAGCCATATTTAGGCGAATATATTAAACAACCATCTTATGATAACAAAGCACCTACTACTGTTAGGACTGAATTTAAAATTGACCCTAATAGTGTAGTTACTTGTATGCAAACTGTTCTTGGGCAAACACCACCTGCTGGTGAACGCAATGAAACAATGATGCGTATTGCATCTTGGATGAGACGAAATGGAATGCCAGAAAAGGTTGTTAGGAGTACGCTTTCTGATTGGTCGGGATTACCTGATGAAGCAAAGAGATGTTCTCAAAGAGTTTTTGATGAAAAATATGAATATAGTTGTAGTGACTTTATTATGTCAAAATACTGTAAACCTAATTGTATTCATTTTAAACACAAAGATTACAATTTAAATATATTAAATCCCTCTGATATGGAAGAAAAATATGAAGAGTTCATGATGAAGGACTTTACTAATATGGCTTTCAATTTTGCAGATTTATATGATATTGATTGTGACTTTTGGGTTTATCCAGGTGAATTAGTAATTGTTACTGGTAATACTGGCTTGGGCAAGTCTACTTGGGTTATGAATCTTGTTGCTAAATTAAATAATATGAGCTGTTTATTCTTATCTTTAGAGAACAGTTTTCATTTAACATTTAGGAGATTTGTTCAAATGACTGCCTCTTTAAGCAAAACTGATGTTATGTCTGCTTATCAAAAGCCCGCTCAAGGAGTTTTAAATTTAGAAGGTAAGAAAAAGCCAGAGTATTATAAGGCTTTTAAGCACATAAATATATTGTGCGAATCCCCTGAATTGAAAAAGCTTCAAGAAACTATTGCCAGAATGCAACCAAGAATAGTTGTTGTTGATACCACTGATATGGTTTGGGTAAAAGGTGTTCAAGATGAGCTAAGCAAAATGAATGACATTATTAACGGATTAAAGTCGACAGCTCAAAGTCAAGAATGTATTATTATTGCTGTTCATCACATTAATAAACAAGCTATGCATGATGGTATCACAACAATTACTAGCTTAAAAGGTAGTACTAATGTTGTGCAAAAAGCAGATAAGGTATTAGCTATTAATGGTGAAAACAACGATAATTTACGTTCTTTACACTCTGAGAAAGCAAGAGATGATGGAAATATTAAGATAATGTTTGATTTTAATAAGAGAGATATGACCTTTAATCAGAAAATTGATTCAGAAGGTTTTGTAGTACCAAAGAAAATAGAAAGCGCAGTATAATGATTAAGTTGAATAAAGCAAAAACAGATAAAAGTCGTTCAATACGCATGACTCTTTTATGGTTATTTCATTTAGATTGTGGTGTTCACTTTTTAAATGGTTATCATATCAATGCTGGTGTAGGCTTAGGGCCATGTGAAGTCTCAATGTCATTACATACATGGGATAAATGGTAGTAAAAGTAAAAAAAATAAAGTTAACTAAAGAAGAATTAGCAGAGCTTGAAAAAGAAAATCTTTTTAGAAAAGGAGATAACTTTAAAAAGAAATTTGCTAATCCTCATTTTGATGTAGCTAATAAACTTTCCAATGATGCATATAGAAATATGAATGGTAAAGATAAAAAGATACATCGTGGATATAAGGAGATGTTAAAAGATAATGAGTAGCCCTAGTAAACGTAAAGGGAATGCTTTTGAAAATGAATTGGTAAGCCTCGCTAAACAGTGGGGCTTATCAGCTCAAAGAGCTTGGGGCTCTAATGGTAGAGCTTTAGGTAAGCACGAAGAAGTTGATTGCATAATTGAAGACTTAACGGTTCAAGCGAAACGTAGAAAGAAAATAGCATCATTTCTAAAGTGCGAGCATACCGATATAGTAGCTTTTAGAGAAGATAGAGGAGAAACTTACGCTTTAATGCCAATTGATGTTCTCCTCATGTTAATGAAAAAACTAAAAGGATAATATGTTAAGACTTGTCCAGAAACATAAACCATTATTAGATTTTGAAGATTTAGATGATGCTGAATTTAAATGGTTGGATTTAGGTAGAGTTACCTATGGATTAAGAAACGATGAAGGCTCTGTTCATGTTCACATGAAAATAGGGTACTTAGTTGGAAATAGACCTGATTACCCAGGTGTTATTGTTAAGGTAATTGAAAAATACTATGGTGAAGAGTACGGTATAAGACATACTAGTCCTCACAAAGTAGAAAGTGTAAACTTTCATAAACCAAATAACTTATCTGATTTAATTGAAAGATTTTCAGGTGAGGACAAAAGAAATGGAGTTTTATATGGAGATTAAAACAGAAACTGAAGTTGTTGTTAATCATAAAGTTGGTGTATGGTTAACAATTGAAGAAATCAATACTTGTATTGAAAAATTAGTAAGTGAGACAGGTATTGTAACTGAATTTGAAAGAAAAATAGCGAGTGATTTATCTGTTATATTAAAGCAAGCTAAAAAAACTATAAAAGATATAGATGACACTCATCTTAAAACAACAACAGTTGAAAAAGATGGTGTTGTAACAGAGGCTGATGTTATGACTGCTAATAGTGGAGCTTGTATATCAGGAAATTGTGATTAAATAATTGAGGTGTATAATTTGTCTCTTTAACTTAATTAAAAATGAAAGGTCTATTTGTTATGTGGATTTTGAAATTTAAATTGATGTTGAAAGCAATTTATTTGCTGGTTGGCGCTAGCACCTCATACTTAAAAGTGAGGGCAGGGACACTAGAATTGGACTCTAAGAGCTTTTCGACCTTCCTGCCTGAACTGTAATTAAAACAAGGAGAATAATATGTGGTATTATTTTAAATCAATAATGGAAAATACAGTTCCATTTTTATTAGCTTGGGAAGCTTATGTTTTCTTTATGCTTATTTTCTTTTTAAGCATTGTAATAAGGCTTAATAGAATGGAAAATAAAATACAAGCTATTTTAGACTACCATGAAATCACTGATTATGATGATGTTCCGAAGAGGAAAGAAATAATATTGTGATAATTGTTGATATTCCAAATTGGGTAGTATCATTTACGTGGTTTTCATTCGGCTGTTTAATGTTAGCTATTTCTGTTGGCATTGCGCTGTTTGTTTTGGTACTGTCTTTTGACGGAGTGAAGAATTATTTTTTAAAATAAAATTAAGGGGTTGGTTTCAACTGAGTCATAACAATAATATAGATTGTAGTTAATTTGTTTCACGTAACGACTCTCAAGAGTTTTAACTAACCCCTTGATAAAAAAGAAGATAGCGAACAATGGACTCATTAAAAGAAAAAATGAGTGGGCATTGGAAATACAAAGAAATAAATAGGTCTAAAATAAGAGACTTAATTTACTTCTTGGGCGAAGATTGGATTGATTACGGTGTATTGGGTAACGATTTAGTTATTGAAAAATATAAAAATGAAGCTACTAGTGCATATCAACCAAAAAGATGTAATGTTTGTAAGAAATATTGGCACATTACATTGGGTTACAATAAAAAGAAAAAGAAAGAATACTTAAGAGATTCTATTTTTAACAATACTCCTGCAATAAAAGAAAAATGCTGGAACTGTTAATTTATTTTTTTTTATAGAACGAATATAAAAACGGTGTTAGTCATCTTGTGGCATTAAAGCTGGTGCTATAAATGGCAATAAACCAAGCTGAAATTTCTTACGAAGGTCAGACTGCACAGCATTTGGCAATGTAGGCATTTGCTTTTCAAGCCATCCTATAAATCCAGCTCCTAGTTCTGGTCTAGAAGGGTCTATAGCTCCTTGCATTGCTCTAAGGTCTTTTGTTGCTTGACCTGCTCTTCTTATAACATCAAGAGACCTTACTGATATATTATTTGGGTCTCCTAATGTAAATAACTCTTCATAGCCAAAAGGAGGGCCAACATGTTTATTCCCAGTTAAGTGCGCTAATCTTTCTTGTTTTAAACCCAGCCTTATTGCTGATTGGTCATCTGGTATAATATCCCATAATCCTTTTTTATAAAATTCATTCATTTGTTTTTGCCAGCCTTCCCAGCTTTTCATGGGATTTGCCATAAAAGCATCTCTATCTTTAAATGGTTCCATAAGCTTGGCTCTATCTACTGCACTTAATAATCCAGCTTTAGTTTTTGCTCCATAATAACTTCCTGAATCAATTGTTTTTTGAGCATTTCTCATTAATTCATAAAATGTATAGTTAGGGTCTGCTTTAATCCCTTCTAAAAATTTTAATCTATCTGTCATGCCTCTACTAGAGGTTCTAGCCATTTCTCCCCATATACTTCCTTCAAAGGCTCTGCCACCTCCAGGTGTACCGCCAACTACTACATAAGACCAAGGTTTATCTCGTTGCCATCTTGCTACATTATCGTAAAAATCTCCCATATTATTAATAGTAACACTATAATCATCAAGATGAGATACGTCATCAAAATCTGCATCAGCCATTCGAGTATTGATAAACCCATAAGAAATATTTTCTCTTGCTTTACCCTTTGCTGTTTTTGGAAGGACTGTTCCAAAATTAGGAACATCTATCTTTTCCATATGTAATAATGGTAAATCTGAAAAACCTTTTTCTTTTAAAATAGCTTGAGCTTTTTCTGTAGGAATTTGCTCAATAGTTTTTGTTTTAGGATTATAAACATTTTGGACATTTGGATTAAAGCGAGATGTTATTAAGTTTGTTTCAGACTTACTTTTTGGAGCCATAGAAGAGAGTTTTTTAATTATCCCTTTGCCTCTTTTTACTAGGCTTAGTAAGCTTTTTCCAGCTATAAAAGGATTCAATGCTACATCTGGAGCAGTTCCTGTTATTGGTTCGGGTGCTTTATTAAACCTAAGACGTTTTTCAACGTCTTCTAAAGATTTTTCCCATTTATGTTGATTGTTGTGTGGCATTTTCTTCTTCTTTCTTACGTTTTCTCATATTTGCACCTAGTTTATGTACAGGTATTCCAAACATAAATTCAGGAAACATTTCAGGAGCTTGCATCGTCATATATAAACTTCTAGCTAACCTACCCCCAGGATACATTGTATGAATGTAATAGCTAGTAAACTTGTCCCAATCTCCATTTATTAATCCAGTTATTACTGGCAAATAATATCTGTGTACTGGGGCAGTTACTGTTTGTAATGGTGCTAATGCTGGGTGAGGATAGCTACTAAAAAAAGCACGTTCTCTTTCTTCTGGGTCTCCAAATAGCCATTCTGCTGTTGATTGCATCCAAGACATAGGGGGCGGTAGAGTGCTGTCAAATATCGATGCAACAAAGATACTTGCTAAGGATGCCACCATTAAATCTTGTGCCATAAAACGTTTTAATCTATCTACTGACTGCTTATCTGTCATTCCGTATTTTTTAGCAGTTCTATAAATATGCCTTCTAAATCTAACTGAATTCCATGCGAATGGTTGGAATCTAGTTAGTACTTTACCCATAGCTGAACGAGCTATTGCTGGTCTATTTACATTGTGATATAAAAATTGAGTTGCTTCAACGCCTTTTAATGCCTGTCTAATTAAATAAGGATTATTAAATGCCATATCAGGTACTAACTGACTGTAGGTCTCTCTAGCATGAAGATAATGAGCCATAAAAGCATCTGCTCTTAACTTAGCTTCAGATACTCTCATAAACCAACCACCAGATGCTACGATAGAATCCCAAACTCTATGTTTCTGAGCTATTTCTTTCCATTTAGTTTGAGTCATTTCTTTTGTAAATAATTTTTTTTGAACTTCATTTATAAATGGTCTCATTCTTGTAACAGATAAGCTTTTATCCATTGATGCTTCTGTTACATAAAACGATTCCAAAGCCCCGACTTCACTAATCCATCTTCTTATTGTATTTTTATCTGTTATTGGAGTACCGTCTTTTAATTTAGCATCTTTAAATACATGTGTTAATAGCCATTTTGTATCATTGGCTTTAATAAAGTTTCTTAAACCTGCGTTAGATATTGTATTTTGAGAACCTCCAAATATATTACCAAGTGCTGTTTTAGGATGTGCGAGTAAAGATAAAAGAGACATTTTTGCTTCAAAATTACCAGTATTTACTAATATTTCATGCAATCTTCGCTCTCTTGCTTTTTGAGTTCTTGGCAATTCGCCATAAAAAGGAAGTTTTGGCTTCTCTATTGTCCCAAATCCTTTGAGTTTTCCCGTTAAACGACCTAACCCCTGTGATTTTATATCCAACCAATCGATAATAGCTTGGTCAGAAATAGCATATTTAATACCTTTTACCTTATTGTTTTTCTTAAACTGTGTATCACGAAGTAATCTTTCTTTGTAATTCATTATTATTTCGCTTACATCTTTTCTGTCTTTATTCTCACTAATATATTTTTCCATTCGTTTCCGCTGGTAACTACTTAACCCAATATAATCCATTGGCAATATTGCGCTATGTCCCATTTGCTCTTTAATAAAAAGTCTCATTTCGGTAGCCCAAGGTTTTTTAGCATCTGCATCCATTGGATTTAATAATTCATATTTTCTAATAGTATCTCTACCAGCCATAGATAAAATATTTTTAAAGAAAGAACTAGTCCATTGTTCAGCGTATGCTTTTAAAACATCAGGAGAATAACTAAAATAAGGCATTGGTATTTCTCCTCTGACTCCTCCTGAGCCTGGTCTACTTGCAAATCCTCCCTCAACCCAATCTTTTTTCTTGTCTCTATACTGAGCATTTAAAAACTCAACTCCCCATTCACCACGAGAATTGTCTTTTAATGATTGCCCAGTCATTATTTCAAAGTCCTGTTCTTGCTTTGCCATAATTTCATCAATAACTTGTTTTTTAGTCATTCTCCATTTTTCTGGAACCAATCCTAAAACTGCTTTTATTTGAAATTCGGTTGGTTTATATCTTTTTTTAATTTCAGAAGGGGCATTTCTAAGCTTTCCTGAGCTGGTTAATAGTGTAAAAAAATCTTCTAATTGCGACTGCAATCTTAATTGCTCATTTTTTATCCAAGGCATAAGCTTGTCTTTATTGTGCATCATTTGAGGAAAATACCCTTCTCTTACTTGACCAATGCCAATAAAGGCAGTCTCATTTGGTATATTTTCCTGTGTTTTTTTATCAAACACTTCTGTTTTTCTATAATTGTTTCTGTATTCTGATGCAACTAGACTATTTGATTTAATTTTATTAAAAGTAATAATCTCTTCTAGGGCGATTTCATACTGTACCCTATTTAATAATTCAACACTTAATGGGCTATTTCTATTTCCCATCATTTTAATAAATCCAGCTTCCCCTAATCCTGCTGATTTAATTACTTTATTATGAAAATTTTCAATATCAAAGCGACCCCATTTGTCGTAACGTATTAAATCATGTATAATAAGACCATTTTTAGAGTACTCATGGTTATTATCAATTCTTTTCCAATCTATTTTTTCCCACACACCTTCTTTATTAAATAATCCAGCACCTACCCATGCTTCATACATTTCTTCTTTAAAAAAAGTATCTAATTGCTTTTGAATATCGCTTATTAATTCTTCTCCAGTTTTTCTTATCGTTTTTCCATCTCTTGTGATATTAAATATTTCTCCACTAAGGTTTTCTATATCTGCTTTACTTTGAGCTAGTTCTTCTTGATAAAATTTTGCACGTTCTCCACTTATTTCTCTTTTTGCATTTCGTTGTTTTACAGCTATTTCCATTAATTTTTGGAATCTTTCTATCCCATTACTTAATGCCTCTACTTCTTGCTTAACGCCAATAGATTTAAATAAATGTTCTTGTAACTGATTTTTTACTGAATCTTCAAACCTTCTTATAGCATTAGAAGACCTTTGTAAGTGAGACATAGCAGATAAAGGCACTTTAATACTAGCTTCTCCCATGCTACCATCAAGGTTCTTGACTGGAGCTTTTATTGTATATATGTGATTCATATCATGGGTATTCATTCTTTCTCCCACTGCTTGAGGAAACTGCCAGTCATAAATCTTTTTATACCAAGCTCTGCCTTTAGGGTCTTTAATTGCTCCCTGCTCTATAAAATCTCTTAAATATCTATCAAAATTTCTTAAATCAGTAAAAGTAGCATTGCGAATGCTTGTAGTTCCTGTAAAGCCCTGCTCAATCTTCATTAATGTATATAAGTCATCTATTCTTGCAGTTGGCAATGATAAGGTTTTTAATGTCCTTTTAATACGTGGTATTACTTTTTGTTGAATATCTGCTGGTACTTTACTAGGGTCTACCTTTGGAGCTTCTACATCAAGCAATCTGTCTATTTTAAGCTGTTGTACTTCTGTAAATTCTGGTATGCTTTCTGGTTGATTTTTTTCAGCAACTACTTTGTCCCTAAAAAAGAACTCAGACCTAATTGTTTTTACTTCTTCTGGTGTTTTATTGTTTAAAACATCAAATGTTTTAGCATACCCTTTTAAAAACTCGCTTTTAACGCCATCAGGTATTGCTTGCAATTCCCATGTAAACTTTGGAATTCCAGTATGTTCATAGTTCTTTGTTAAATTGTCTATATACTCCTGAATCATTTTCTTTTTAGAGTCTGTTTTAGCCTCAAGTAAATCCTGCTTTAAAGAACGCAACCTACTGCCCTTACTAAAAGTTTGTGGACTTAAACTGCCAAGTAAATGAGAAAAGAAATAATCGTGAGCAATACGAGGGTCTATTCCATATTCCTCTGACCTTTTTGTTATATCTTTCATGTACTTTCTAATTAAAACATCAGCATTTCCTTGATTTTCATAAACATTAATATCTTTTTGTTTAAAACCTTTTCTAAATAAGGTTTTAATATGATGTGCGCCAACTGCTATATAATCCCTAAAAACAATCCAATCATTTTGAGATTTAACTAAAGGCCCATATTTTGTAAAAACGTCTAATTGCTCAGCAGGAATGCCCTGTATAGAATCAACTGCTTCTTGAATTTTCTTTCTCCACCTTGCTTGTATTTGTTTTTCTGTATCTGATAGCTTTTGCCCTTGAGTTAATTTCCAAGCAACATTATTTATATCTTGATAAGGAACATTTTCTCCCTTTGTTTCTGTTCTTAATCCAGCATTACTCATTGCTGTTTTTAGCTTCTTACCAGTTTCTAACGCAGTAATTGCGCTGTAAATATCCCAAGTATCATTTAGTCTAAAATCCCTTTCTATGGTGGGATGGTGTTTACTAATTGGTTTTTCATGAAACCCTTTTAAATCTGCTCTTTCATTAGTGTACATTTTATCAAAAGTATCTTGAACATCTTTAGGTAGCTTTTTTTGTAATCCCTCCCAAATAAAATCTGCATAATCTTGCTTCCCCAATCCACTATCTACAATCCTTTTTAGTTGTTTACCACTTGGAGTCCTATAGTCTGAATGTCTATTCATCATAATATTAAAAACTTTATCATACTGAATATTCCAATATTGTGGTTTAATTGTAAGATTTTTACGAACTGCAAATTCTCTTACTAAGGGGTCACGCCATATATTTGTAGCTAAAAGTTTTATTGAAGAGTCTAAGTTTCTAAAATTAAAATAGCCCAAAGGATTAATATTTATATTATTCTTACTCATATGGTTAGCAATAGTAAGAATTGAATTCATATAATTTGTTTCTATTTGAGTCGTCTGTAAGGTTTGTTGAACTTCTTGCGTTGAAAAAGGTCTATTTGAGTCATAATTAAACCCATAAAGCTTCTGATTCAAATCATAGATTTGATTGTACTCAGGAGAATTCTTTAGCATCCAAAACTTAGGGCCATCTATGTTTTGACCTGCTTCTTCAGGTGTCCATTTCAAATTTTTAAAAGCACTTTTCCAAAGTATTTCCTGCATTTGATTTGCATCTGCCATGCGATAATAGTTGGCACTATCTGCTGTTCTAGAAGATGCTTCTACACCAATTACATAATACCCATTATCAGCATTTAATATAGTTTCACTAGTTTTACCAGTTAAGCGACCTAATAAATTTCCTTTTTTGCTTCTAACTTCTAAATTTAGATTGCCACCTTTATTTGTAATTATATCAGCTAAAACTGTATTCATAAAAGATTTTGTATTTACAACTGTTCCCATCCCTTGCTTACCAGCATAAGAAGATTGCCCTGCTTTTCTTAAGGCGCCAGGAGACCACTGACTTAATGCATTTTTACTTACATAATCTGCTTCACTTATTCCGTATTTATTTTTCTTTGTACCTAATTCACTGCCAAATATTTTATCAAATCTCTTATCTTTATTATCAAATAATACTTGAACTCCTTTTTTAGTTCTTTCTAATAAGTTATCGTTTTTAACTAAATCACGCATATACTCTTTTGGCAATCCTTGATAAAAGAAAACTTTATCGCCATCAACATCTGCACCATCAATATAAAAATGGTCTCTAGCACGCATATAAACGCCATAATCAGAAACATTAACGTCATTACCTACAAACCCATCAAATAACAAAGCCCTTGTTCCACTTATAGCACTTGCAGGAACTCTCATTACTGCCAACATTAATTGAGTCCTCATTCTAGCAATTGTTTCTTTAGGTTTTTTAGTATTTACGGCATCTAAAAACTCATCATATGCTTTTTCAAGTGTAGTTGTTTTTCCATCAAGCCATTTAATTTTTTTATCTTTATGGCTATACCCTAATTTCACATGACCAACTTTTTGAGAAATTATTTTTGCTCCATCCCAAAAATCATATTTTGCATTCGCCTTTAAACCGCCCGTAATCATCTCCATTATTGGGTCGACACCTGCTACCCAACCACTGCCACTAAACTCCCATTTAGGTTGTGTAAAGCGCTGTAAACGGTATGTATGTATAGCACGCTGATAAAGTTTGCTATTTACAACAGATGCAATTGGATTATAGTCTGTTGCTTTATACCAAGTTTCAAAACTATTGGCATATTCTTTTAATTCTTGCAATCTTTCATGTGCTTCAGGCATTTCTTCTTCAAGTTGCATCTTTCTAATTTTTTTAAATACTTCTAAGTTTAATTCTTTATGTAAGGGATGAGTCACATCATTAATAATTTCAATAAAATCTTTGTCACTTATTTTAGAAATATCAAACCCTTTTGGATTCGCAAGTTTAGGATTATCCTTTAAGGCTTTTAAATAAGCGTTATTTTCAGGCGTTCCTCTTAATGGAAACTCTAGAACATCGTTCATAAAGTTATCAAATCCTTTTTCGCTCATTGTAATCTTATCAAAAAAGGTATGCATCTGTTTTTTAATTGTTGTTGCTTGAGCAGAATGACTGTCCCCATAAACGCCATAATTAATACGAAAGTCTTTAACTGGCATTTTAAATGATGGCCCTTGATTATCCATCACTTTAAATGTTTCCTTTCCAGTAGCTTGACCTTTGTATATCTTTGCTCCTTTAGGAATATGTTTTGACGCACTTGTTACAACAATCATTGAATTTGGATTTTTTAAAAAATTGTCATACCCCTTTCTAGAAGGATGAACCCCACCTTTTAATAAAAATAACTGACCATTTACTTCAACAGCAACAGACGGTTTCATATGAGATGTGCGTTCTTCTAAATGGTTGCTTTTTAAAAATTGTTTATAAAGCTCTGAATGCATTACTACCCAACCATCTATTTTACTTTCCCAGGCTTTTTCTACTATATTGCCATTAGCATCTATAACATTATATGTTTCTGGCTTTTTACCCCTAACTAATCTATTTGTAGCTTTTTTTAATCCATCAATTAACCCCTTAGAATCATCTATTAAGTAAATTTCTATTTCATCAGTATTTTTTGTTATCTTAGAAAAATCTTTTGGATTTACTTCAAAAAAGGCTTTTGATGCAAACAGGGCTTCTCTTTTTACCCTAGCTACAGCATCTTTAAAATTATAATTTTTTTCGTATAAGTAATTTGATTTAAATGATTCTGCATATACCCTATCTAAAAATGCAATATCAGAATTGTCTATAACAGCACCTGTTTCAATTTCAGATGCGATTCCTTCTTTTTTTACTTTTTTATCAAAACTAAATGCTTTTTCAAATAACTTTTGAGATAATTTCCCCAACGCCTTGCTGGAATGACCAGCAATATTTATTACACCTGGGTTTTTACTTACAAAATCTCTTATAGCTTTAATATTTTTTTGTGAAAGACTTGCATCGTTTAAAACAAGCAAAGGCTTGTGGCCATCATAAACGCCTTCTTTAGAATTTCCTTTTTGCCACTTACCTGTTTGAGCATATCCAATTGTTTTGTCTGTACCAGCAGATGATTTTGTTCGTATTGCAATAGTTGCATCAGCATCATCTACATTTTTCATTGTTCTTTTTGGATAAATAGAAGGGTCAGCTTCACCTTCAACAACTTTATATCTATCAGCCAAGGCTTTTCTATTAGATTCGCCACTAACTTCTTTAGTTATATTCTTAGGGGGAGCAGTACCACCAGTTTCAATACCTAGTTTTTCTCCAGCCCTAAGCCCAGCCATATCAACACCAGATTGCATTCCAGAAATAATCTTTTTTACAGGAATTTCACCTGTATCTTCTATAGTTTCTGATTTTTTTGAACGATTAATTCCCATTGTTTGATACCAAACATCTCTATCTGTTCTGTAATAAGCTTCTAGCATTTTTTTATCAACACCAGCTGTGTTCTTAATTATTTCTCCAAATATTTGAGATAATTTTGTTTTTGATATATCAGGATGGAATGGGTATATACGTTCTACTCCATTGTCTTTTTTAGGTATTTTTAAATAGAACTTACCACGTTTAGTTAAATCCCCTTTTTGATTCCACAAGTGTTTTTGAATTTGTATCCAATCAAGTGGTTTGATTTCTGATTCCATAACACCTGTATCAAAATTTAATTTCTTATCATACGGCTTAAATACTTTCCAGTTTCCATAATTATCTTTTGATGAAAGTTCGCCAAATTCAAATACTCGAATTTCTTCAGACCAAAGAGGTTCATTTTTTTTGTTTTTTCTATTCTGCATAATTACTTCATCAGCAGGCTTTGGTTGTCTAGATGCGATAATTTTATTTAATATGTTTTTATACCAAACATTTTCAACTTGATTTTTTTCAACATTAAATGTTACGATAGGTCGTATTTCTTCTTGTTTTATTCTATTAAATAATTGACCAAGACCACGTTCCATTTCTTTATCTATAACTAATCCTTTGTATTTCTTAGTCAGGGTATCCATATATTCTTTTAAGACCTTGGTTACATTATCAGATGCTTTTATTTCTTTTTTATTAAATAAGGTAATAGCATCTGATATTACATCTTCTGGCTTATATGGTAATTCAACAAGTTTGTCTTGAAGTTTATCTACAAAGCGCTTAATCATTGGCTCTGAGCTAACTTCTGGCTGTCCTTGACTTAAAGCATTTTCAGCTTTAATAATATCGCTCAGCGTTGTTTTTACTTCTTCAAATGGTTTGCTTTCAAAATGCTCATTTATTACTCTATCTAACGAAGTAATATCTCCATCTTTAATTACTTCTTTTAATTCTTTATCTGTCAATCTGTTTGCAATTTTTACTATTTCTGGCGTGGCTTTATCAGGGTTAACAATACCTTCATATACTTTTCCAACTATTCTATCCCTCATTTGCATTTCAGCTACTTTAGATGGAGTTAAATCAGCAACTTCCCCCTTAGCTTCTGCTTTTTCATATTTATCTAAATCTTCTACTTTTTTATTCAGCTCGCTTGCTTTTCGTTTGTAACTAAGCTTTAAATCTGATTCCATAGCGTCTCTTAATACAGCACTTGCCATAGAAAGAGTATTATCATACATATCGCCCAAATGGTGAAAATGAGCATCTTTAACAATTTGTTGAGCTTCAGGTGCTAACTTTTGAAACTCTGGGTTTTTTAACATTCCTCTTACATCTTCAAAGGTATATTTAGGAGTGCCATCTTCATTTTTAGTAGAATTAAATTTATTAAAATAATCATTAGCTTCTTTAGCAACAGCTCCTTGCGCTTGAAACCCAAAAAAGCCTCCTAGTAAATATTCATATATTTGTGTGGCAGTAGGAGCGCCTTGCATTGTAGCCATTCCCCCTTGAAATGCACTACCAGCAACCATACTGGCTAATCTTTCTTTATTTCCTTTAGCAAATTCCTTACTGTACTCCCACAATCCTTTCATTCCAGCACCTGCAACTTTTACATTAGGGTGCTGTATCATCTTACCCATTGTGACAAAGTTTCCTAATCCCCCAAAAGCACCACCAGCTATTCCTCCAAAAATAAGATTGTTCATCTCATTATTTTCGCCATCAAATAATCCACTTAATACACTAGCAACTCCTAAATGACTAGATTGAAAAGCAATATCAAGTGCCTTACCTGCGCCTGTACTTTTATTAATATGTTTTGCTACTTCAAATCCATGTTCGGCAAGGTTTCTTTTTACCCAGTCTTCTAAAGCATCTGCGCCTAACAATGGAACTGATTTAATGGGGACTTCTACTTTTCCAGCAATACTTACTTTAGAGCCTTTTCTTAAAACTTCTCCACCGCCCTTTAATACCTCACCAGTGTACCCTAAAGCTCGCCTAGCTTGATTCCATCCTCTTTTTGCAACACCAGCACTTCCAGCTCTTGTAGCAACTTGCGTAGCAGATAAACCAAGCCTAGCAAATCCAGAGCCACCTAATGTTAATACACTACCAGCTAATGGCAATGCAAACCCTAATAAATGCCCCATGCTATGGGCAATAGCTTGAGCTTCGTCTTCTGGTTCTTCAGACCATCCACCCATTGAAAATGGCCCAAGTACACCCTCTGTAAATCCAGATGTAAATTGAGAAAGCATGCCACTTGATTTTTGGGCACGCTTAGCACCTTCGATAGAATTATCGAAAGGAATGCCATATATATCAGCGTATTCTTTGATTTCAGCTACATCGCTGTCATCATATAGATGAGGATTTAGGTTATAGCCAGTAATCCTGCTTTGTATTTCAAAGGGACTCACTATAGGTTAATAACCTTTTTGAATCCATCTTTTATTTTTCCATTCTTCCTGTGGAATTCCAAGTTGCATTAGCATAGTTTGTACTTCGTCATAAATAGCTCGAGCTTGAACTGCTTCTGTATTGTCAATTCC